AAGAGTATAGATTCAACCAGTATTGCGAGCGACTGCAAGCACTTATCATGCAGAAACTTGATGATGAATTTAAGATGTTCCTGCGCTGGAGAGGCTTCAACATTGATGCTGGCCTGTTCCAACTCAAGTTCAACCCACCACAAAACTTTGCCAGTTATCGTCAGGCTGAGATGGACACAGCACGTATCAGCAGTTTTACCAGTCTGGAGCAGTTGCCTTACATGAGCAAACGTTTTATGCTAGAGCGTTTCTTGGGTCTCAGCAAGGACGAAATTGAAAGAAACGAAACAATGTGGCGTGAAGAACGTGACCGACCTGAACTGCAAACCACACAAGGGCAGGACCTACGCTCAATTGGTATTACTCCAGCAGGTATGGAAACTGATATTGCCACAGGTGAAGAAATGGCCAATCTACAGGCACCTGCCGCAGAAGGTGGCTTGCCAGCCGCACCTGCAGGCGGTGTAGGTGGTACTATACCGGGCGTTCAAGCACCGGCGGCCGCACCGGCGGGATTATAAATACAGCATGAACAATTATCGTAAGATATACAAAAATCATTATGGTAAAATTCCAACTGATGAAACCGGAAGATCTTACGAAATTCATCACATTGACGGTAATCATACCAACAACAATATTAGTAATCTTAAATTAGTTACAATTCAAGAACATTACAATATTCATTATTCTCAGCAAGATTGGGGAGCCTGTCAAGCAATAGCAATTCGCATGGAAATTGATCATGCTACTATTTCTGACATGGCAAGAAAATCCAGTTTGGCTAGAGTTGCTAAAGGGACTCATCCATTTTCTGGACCAGCACAGAATCTTAAAAAAGTAGCGAATGGAACGCACCCATCAAAAATTAGGATGGAAAACAGAACACATAATTTTTTGGGTGAGAATCACCCAATGAAAGTGGCTTCGGCAAACGGAACCCATCATTTTAGTAGTAAAAAACTTGAAGAGTTAAAACAAACCAATCCTGACAAATTTGCAAAAATTTGTAAACAACGATCAGATACTGCGTTTCAACGAATAGCAAATGGAACCCATGCTGGTGTTAAAATATTTTCTACCTACCACACTTGTCCACATTGTGGCAAACAGGGAAAAGGTGCTATTATGTATAGATTTCATTATGATAATTGTAAAACAATAAAGAAACTAAATATTGAATTATGATCCTGAATGAAATTTACGACCGAGCGCCAGCAGGCTATCAAGATGTTGCAGCCGACAACACACAGCCCCACCTGGGTCAATTGCGTAAAACCAAACTCACTCTCAAGCAGTTGAACAAACTGCGCAGAATGCAGGATACTCGTACCTATGAGTATGCGGAAAAACTCAAACTAATCCGCAAACAGTATGCACCGCCAGCACAGCCTGCCCTGTAAAAAAACTGTCATTTCTGACAAAAAACCCACCATAAACCGCTAAGTTTTTGCCTTCTAAGTAAATATAGGTATAGATCTGCCATGAGGGCAGAACTACCCAACATACCCTTTAGGAGCCATAATGAGCAAAAACCGTTTTGAACAATTGATCGAATACGTGATCAATGATGAAGAAGCCAAAGCAAAAGAACTTTTCCACCAAATCGTTGTGGAAAAGAGCCGCGCTATCTATGAAGACCTCATGGATGAAGACGAGTCCAAAGACGATCTCGAAGAAGACAATGCCATGGGCGAAGAGCCCACTGAAGTTGACACAGACATGAGCGAAAGCCTTGGTGGCAGCCAAGCCCAAGACATGATCGACGATGTGGAAATGGAAGAGCAAGGCATGAGCGAAGGCGAAGACGACGTTGAGTTTGACGACAAGGCTGAAAAAGCCGGCCATGAAATGACTCACGACATTGAAGATATGCATGATGACGGCGAACTTGAAAATCGCGTGGTTGACCTGGAAGACAAATTAGACGAACTCATGGCCGAATTTGAAGCCATGATGGACGGTGGTGATGCTAAAGACATGGGCGACACACCCGACATGACTGACATCGAAGTCCAAAACGACGAGTTTGAAACTGAAGGCATGATGCCAATGGAAGAAGCCATTAACCTCAAGCAAGTACACCCCAAAGTTACCACACAGGAAGCACCTGGTACCAACTCTAAGTCTACTATCGCTGCCAATTCAGGCGCACGTGGCGCAATGGCACAACCAGTCAAAATGACTGGTGATACAGCACAAGGTCGTCCTGCTCCAACTGCCAAGGACTTGATTGGCAAAGTAGGTAACTCACCTGCTCAAGGCACACAAAGTCCCAAGGCAGCACCCAAGGCAGTGACCACACAAGCCGCAGGTGTAAACACACGCACACCGTTTCCCAAGGGCTAATCTGTCATGAGATACCTACAAGAGCATTTGAACTTTAATCAGGCCAAGATTCGCGTCTTGGTCGAAGATGCTCCTGACGGCAAAGGCCCTTTCAATGGCAAGAACTTGTACATGGAAGGCATCTGTATCGAAGGCGGAGTAAAAAACGCCAACGAACGGGTGTATCCTGTGCATGAAATTGCCAAGGCCGTGGACACTATCAACAAACAAGTGGTAGAAGGCTACAGCGTGATGGGCGAAGTAGATCACCCAGAAGATCTCAAAATCAACTTGGATCGCGTGAGTCATACCATTGACAAAATGTGGATGGATGGCCCTTGCGGTTATGGCAAGTTGAGAATTATTCCAACGCCAATGGGACAACTGGTCAAGACCATGTTGGACTCAGGTGTCAAACTAGGAGTTTCGAGCCGTGGTTCCGGTAACGTGAACGACGGCAACGGACATGTCAGTGACTTTGAAATTGTCACTGTCGATGTTGTTGCTCAACCCAGCGCCCCACATGCTTATCCCAAGGCCATCTATGAAGGACTTCTCAACATGAAGTACGGACATAGAGTCATGGAAGTGGCGAGAGATGCCGGCAAGGACAGCAAGGTACAGAGATATTTGCAGAACGAGGTAACTCGTTTGATCAAAGATCTCAAAATATAAGGAGTAAAAGCATGCTAGATGCTATTAAACCATTGCTTGATAGTGAACTGATCAACGAGGAAACTCGCAGTGCTATTAGTGAGGCTTGGGAAGCCAAGTTAACTGAAGCACGTGAACAAGTTCGCGCAGAACTCCGCGAGGAATTTGCGCAACGCTATGAGCATGACAAATCAGTAATGGTGGAAGCCTTAGACAAAATGGTAACAGAAGGTCTTGCCGCAGAAGTTCAAGCCGTGGCTGCTGAAAAGCAGGCGCTGGCCGAAGACCGCGTTAAGTTCCAAGTCAAGATCAAAGAAGATGCAACTAAATTCAACAGTTTCATGGTCACAAAATTGGCAGAAGAAATTAGCGAACTGCGCAGAGATCGCAAGATGCACACAGAAGGACTGGGTAAACTGGAAAACTTTGTGGTACATGCATTGGCCCGTGAAATTCAAGAATTTGCAACAGACAAACGTGACGTGGTGGAAACCAAGGTTCGTTTGGTGCGTGAAGCACGTGGTCAACTGGAAGGTCTCAAAGCACGTTTCGTCAAGGAAAGTGCCGAGAAGATGAGCCAGGCTGTTAGCCGTCACCTCAAGGCAGAACTCACACAATTACATGAAGACATCCAAATTGCTCGCGAGAACAATTTTGGTCGTCGTATCTTTGAAGCATACGCAGCCGAATTTGGTGCTACTCATCTCAATGAGAAAGCCGAAGTTCGTAAACTGCACGATATGATTGCCAACAAAGATCATCAATTGAGTGAAGCCATCCGACTCACACAGAGAGCAAAAACTCTGGTTGAGTCCAAAGAACGTGAAATACGTATTATCAAGGAATCCAATGTGCGTCAAAACACTCTGGACGATTTGCTTGCACCTCTCAACGAAGAGAAGCGTGAGACAATGCGTAATTTACTCGAAAGCGTACAAACAGCCCGTCTGAATGCCGCATTTGAAAAGTATCTACCAGCCGTACTGGCCGAAGGCCGTTCAACAAGTAGCCGCAAAGTGATTGTTGAAAATGTGTCGGAAGTAACTGGTGATAAAACTGCCCGAAGCCACGTAGAAGATAATGTTGAAGACAACAGCAACGTTATTGCTATCAAGCGCCTGGCAGGCCTCTAAACAAAGAAAAAGGAGACAGAAATGTCAGAACAATTATTAGAAAGCCGCTGGGGCGAAACCAAAGAAGCATTGCTTGAAGGTTTGAACGGTTCCAAGCGCAACAGCATGAGTGTTATCCTCGAAAACACTCGCAAGTACTTGAAGGAAAACGCAAGTGGTGGTTCAACAGGCTCTGGTAACATTGCCACATTGAACCGCGTGATTTTGCCAGTGATCCGTCGTGTGATGCCAACAGTTATTGCTAACGAGTTGGTGGGCGTTCAGCCAATGACAGGCCCAGTTGGTCAAATCCACACATTACGTGTGCGTTATGCCAACTCAATGACTGACAACAGTCCAGCGCAGACCAGCACTGCGGCCGGTCAAGAAGCATTGAGCCCATTCTTGATTGCTCAAGCATATTCTTCAGCATCTAGCGTTACTGCTGGTGTTGTTGACCCAACACAGAACATCTACTCTGGTGCTAACACATCAGTTCTAGAAGGTTCTGGTGGTCGTCAAATTTCCGTGCAAATCTTGAAGCAGGCTGTTGAAGCCAAGACTCGCAAGTTGCAAGCACGTTGGACTTTTGAAGCCGCTCAAGACGCACAAGCAATGCATGGTATCGACGTAGAAGCCGAAATCATGGCCGCTTTGGCTCAAGAGATCACTGCTGAAATCGACCAAGAGATTCTTTTGAGTCTCCGTAGTTTGGCTTCAACTGAGTACACATACAACCAAGCAACTGTTTCAGGTACTGCTACATTCGTTGGTGACGAGCATGCCGCATTGGCAGTTTTGATCAACCGTGTTGCTAACTTGATCGCCCAACGCACACGTCGTGGCGCAGGTAACTACGCTGTTGTGTCTTCAGCAAGTTTGACAGTGTTGCAATCTGCAACTACTTCTGCTTTTGCACGTACTACAGAAGGTACATTCGAAGCACCTACAAACACCAAGTTTGTTGGTACATTGAACGGCGCAATGCGTGTGTTCGTTGACTCTTATGCAAGTGACACAACTCCTGTGTTGGTTGGTTACAAGGGTTCTTCAGAAGCAGACGCTCCAGCATTCTACTGCCCATACATTCCTTTGATGTCAAGTGGTGTTGTGTTGGATCCCACAACCTTTGAACCAGTTGTGTCATTCATGACACGCTACGGGTTTATCGAACTCACTAACACCGCATCGTCTTTTGGCAATGCTGGCGATTATGTGGGAGAGATAGCCGTTTCGAATCTGAGTTTCTCCTAAGATTTACTCAGTTCGCAAATGCAACTCAAAAAAAGCACCTTCGGGTGCTTTTTTGTTGACTTTTCTTTCTAAAAATGTTATTGTTACAAGGCGAAATTGCGGTGAGAAACTAAATAACAATATGAAACCATACACCTATCTAATAAAACATCGTCCTACAAGCAAAGTCTATTATGGATATCGTTCTGCTAACCAAGTAAATCCGTGTGATGATCTTTGGAAACATTATTTTACCAGTAGTCATGGTGTACAACAGTTGATTGATGAAACCGGCGCAGATAGTTTTGATGTGGAAATACGCAGAATATTTGAAACCAAAGAACAGGCAAGCAACTGGGAAACCCGAGTATTACGTCGCTGCCGAGTATTAGAAGACGAGCGTTGGCTTAATCAAAACATTGCCGGTTATATTGTGCCCACCAAAGAAAGCCGAAAAAAGATCAGTGACTACCACAAAGGAAAACCTAAGAGTGATCAACACAAACAAAATCTAAGTAAATCACAAAAAGGTAAATCAAAAAATTATGTACAAACAGAAGAACACAAAAGAAAAAATTCTTTAGCAAACAGTGGGAAAAATAATCCGATGTACGGTACTTGTACACCTGAACGTGCGGCAAATATAAGTGCCGCTAAAAAAGGTAAACCTGCCGCAAACAAAGGTGTTCCGATGAGTGAAGAGCAAAAAGCAAAGATTCGTGCTACTAAAGCCATTAGTCCAACTAAGATGAGTGCGGAGTCAATCGCTCGCCGGATAGCCAAACAAACTGGCCAAAAACGACAAAAACTACACTGCCCACATTGTGAACGAGACATAGCAGTCGGGTGGTATAATCGGCACGGTGATCAATGCCGCGCCCGACTAAATACCTTGTGACAAAAATTCTCAATGAGATGGGAAGGAAAAACAAAAAGGCTCTTCGGAGCCTTTTTTCATGGCTAAATAGACCATGCTAGAAAATTACTGGAGTACCAATTTTGTTTACGATCACAGCCATAGAAATCATTTTGATTATGTAGATCAAAGCACATTGTCCAAACATTTGTGCTTTGTGTCCGACACCATGTTAAAAATCCATCAAATGGATGTGGCACATGATGCTGAACTTATTCATCTGTGTCAGACAGAAACCAATCGCATGCCGGTGTTGTGTTTGGACAGCAACCCCTACGATGTTGAATCCTATCTCAGTGAATTAGAGAAGCACGTAGACCCTCAAACTTTCTTTGTGTTTAATCCAGATATTAGACAGGAGCAAAGCACACGCTCAAATCTTGCACCCTGGCCGTCTTGGTTGATCAATCAACATTTACAAAAAAATATGCAAGTAGGACAAGTAAAAACTCATAGAATAAGTTTTTTGTCTGGCATACCTAGGTACCATAGAATATATTTGTTTAGACAAATCCGACCCTGGATACAGCACAATGATGTTGTGGTTGTTAACTGTTTCAGTCGGGAACAATTTTTAAACACAGTGCCTAGAGGAATAAGAGTTGATGCTGATAGTTGGCTGAATGATTTGCCCTGGAGCAACAAGTTGGAATATATTGACACTGATCAGACATGTACCAATGCCAATCTACCCTCATTGAATCAGCATCCTGCTTACACAGCATGTGTTAATATCACGGGTGAAACCTTGGGCTACGGAACACAAGTTTTGCCTAGTGAAAAAACTTGGAAAGCCTATAGATCAGGTTGTTTGGTCGTGAACTATGGAATACAAGATATGCCACTGGCACTGAAAAATCTTGGCATCGAAATTTGGAAAGAATATGATACCTCTCAACCAGCCGAAGTCAAATGTGATAAAATTGTAGAATTATTCCAGCGTGATGATATTGAACAGTTATACGCAAAACATCGCACTATGATTGAACACAATCAAAATTTAATTAACAGCAAGAGTTTTGTAAAAAAATTAGCACAACCTGCTATAAACAAACTACAAAAACATTTACGTTAGATCTTGAACCAGCCCAAGAACTTTTCCATCCGGGCCAGGGGGGCTGACCAATCACCGTAGGTTTCTTGACGGAACAATCGGGCAGTGGTATACCAAGGAGAATCATCACGATTCTGCATCCAGCGCCAGCAAGCACCATACGCATTGAGTGGAATCCATAGAGGCCGACCTATAGCACCTGCTAGGTGTGCGGCTGCGGTGTCTACCGATATTACCAGATCCATGTGATGCATCAGGGCGGCTGTGTCAGCAAAATCATTAATGGTACCTGGATAGCATTCGGCACCTGCGGCCCGGATAACAGCAGTATCTTCGTCACTGGCATCCACCTGTAGGCTTACCCATTGATGTTCGGGAAATTTACGAACCAACTCAGCCATGGTCTCTACCGGCATGCTTTTGTGTTGATTGATCCAGGAGTCTCTGCGCCCAGACCAGGTAATACCAATTCTCATGCGATTCTTGGGAATACCCAGGCGTTGAGCCCAGGCCCGCGCACGTTCCGCATCTACCTGTACATACTGCAGATAGTGCTGAACATTTTCCAGTCGCATGTTTAGGATTCGAGGCAGACTCATCATGGCCACCCAGTAGTCAAAAGGACCAATTTGATCTTCTGTGTTGCAGGTAATGCCCACAATGGCGTCGGGGGTATTGATCAACAAAGGCTTGATACCTGGACTCACATGCAGGCGAATCTTGGCACCCATATCTTGCAAGTTACCACAAAATCGCAAAAACTGAATTTGATCACCAAGACCTTGTTCGCCAATGACCAGAATAGTTTTGCCACGCAGGTCCTCGCCAGACCATTCGGGAGCAGGCAGGTTGGGTTTGGTACCCGACAAGTGCTCATAGCGCCAGCGACTTTCGTACTGCCGCCAGCCCTGTTCATAATTGCCCAGCATCAAATTGGCCACGGCCAGATTGAACTCAGCAGTGACACTGGCAGGATCCAGTGCTCGTGCAGCCTCCAGGAAAGGCACAGCACGACGGGTGTGTCCCATCTCTCTCAATACATTGCCATAGTTGTTGAAGGCAGCGGAACTTTCAGGGTCCTGCACAAATGCCTGTGCATAAAATGCAATGGCCTGATCGGGTTGGTGTTTTTCTCTGGCCAGGTTACCGCTGGCAATCAAGTCGTTTGTGTTCATGAAGATATTTAAGAAAACAGCCCAGCAAGGCAAAATAAAACCGTTTTCCATAAATACTTTTCAG